AGGCCGCACTTACTTTGCCTCTTGCAATATTTTTGGCATGACGAGCTTTAAATGATCGCCTTTTTGCCTTATCCGCTTCTGACTCTCCCTTTCTTGGTGGTTTTGTTTTTGCTCCCTGCATACCAAATCTTATAAGTTTTTCTTTGCCAGCAACTTTAACAACAACTGCCCCTGCTTTTCCAGATTTGTGGTTAGGAGTTTTTATTGGTTTATTTAAACCCTTAAAAGTATGACCGCCTTTTTTTATAGCCATTATTTTTTTGTTTTTGGTGATACTCTTAACTCAGATCTTTTTTTTAAAACTGCATTTCCAGTTGATTCAGAAATTATTTTTACAATAGGATCATCTTTACTCCCTACTCTTGTTACTTCACCGCCTCTTGGTGTTTTTATTTTTGCTTTTGTACCAGCATTTGCACTTACGACTTTGCCATAAGTACGCTTACCTGCATAAAGCCAGCTAACTCTAGATCCTTTTTTCATTTTTAATTCTTTTTAGATTTTTTCTTAGTAGCTTTAGGTTTTACCTCGCAATTCTCAACCTT